CCAGTTTTCACCTACATCAGCACCGTCAGACCCATTAGGGAATGCAGAACCAATAGATGCTATAATAGCACCTTGTGCGATATCATTTGTTAATAGTGGATTAGCAGTACCATCTACCATTTCAAATTTTACAACTGCTGAAGCTGCTGTAGTTACTAAACCACCACCCGCAGCTACTCTTACTACATCAGCTACAGGGTCTTCTGTTACAACAGCAGTAGCTCCTGATTGAAAACGAACTAAATCCCATTTATTTAAGAAACTTGCATTTGTAAATCCAGCTGTAGTATAAATACCTTCACCATCAAATGATAAATAGAATGCATCACCATCAGCATCCATATTATCATAGTTTCCAGATGTAACAGCAGTAGCTCCTGAATTTGCAGTATAACCTACAAATGTTGATCCGTCTGTAGAAGCCCATCCATTTGAATAAGAAGGAGTGTTGTATCTACCTAACACTTTCCATTCAAAAGAATTATCTCCTAAGACATTCTCTTTCGCATAACGACCTGTTCTTTCTAAAAGATAAGTCGCAGCATAACGAGGATACTGTGAAATCAGCGTTCTTGCAATCTCTGGGTGTTGCATCAAGGCTGTATTCAAAGCATTCTCGGCAGTGGTACCACTTCCGTAGGTACCAGTATAAATTGAAGCCATTTTTTAAATTTTTTAAATTAATTAAACATTAAGTTACTTGTTCAACTAACTTTCAACTATAAGCAGACATTGTCTTACTTCATTAAGTTTACTCAGTCATGAACGCTTTAGGATCAAACTTACCTGACTTCACTTTGAAGTTAGATTTGCTTTTTCCCGAGTTAAGGTTTGGCGAGACTATACTATCCATGATAGCGGCTTTGCCGTCTTCTAAACCTTGAGAACGAAGAATTTTTTCTATTTGCTTACGATAAAGCATGAACATAGCAACGTCAGCAACATTGGCATGACTTGACCATATTTCATCCATCATTCGTTTTGTAGCAAACTTATAAACTTCTTCTTTCTGTTTTTTTGTTACTTTCCCACCCATAAATTCGCCCATGTTTTTTATGTGGCCTTTTAAAGCCTCACGTGCTTTATCAGCACTTTCTTTTCTTTTTGATTGTTCTTCTGCTTTAGATTGATTCTGATTTTGTGTTTGTGTTTCAATCGCATTATTAATCAATCTTCTAATACTTTTTGCTTTCATCTTCATCATTCCAGCATCTTCTAATTTATCTAAAGATTCTTCTAGTTCTGCAGCATCCATGCCATCAGCTTTTAATTCTTCCTGAACTAAATCTCTATCTGAAAAAGACAAATAACGTTTAAATTCAGCCACCTGACTATCTGGAGTTGCTTGAGCACTTTGTTGAATATAAGCATTAATTGATTGTAGAATTTCTTCTTTTGAAGATCCCATCACTCCTAACTCTTCTGCAACCTTTTTCCATTCAATATCTCCTTGAACAACTTCTTTTTCTTCTTCTTTAGGACTTTCTTTTTCATCTTCCCAATCATAAACCTCTTCTTCTTCTTCTTTATCCTCTCCTTCTACATCTTTTGCCCATTTCCAAGAATCATCATCTTCTTCTTTATTTTCTTCTTCTTCTATTTTTTCCTCTTCTTCTTTTACTTCTGTTACTAACTCTTTTAATTCATCATCTTCTGTAAAAGCTAAAGGATTAAATTTTTCATCAATCCCATTTTCTGTTGTTACTTCTGTTGATTCTTCGACAGCTTCAACTAATTTTGATTCGTCTTTTGCCATTATTTTTAATTTTAATTAATACTCCCAGCTTGCAAATATACAACTTTTTTTTAAATCTTTGATTTAGCTCTTTCTAAATCACTTCTTTTTGTACTCAATGATGGGGTGTTTTCATCATCTTTCTTTTTATTTTCCCTATCATTTTCTTTTTCACTTTCACTAATATGATGATCGGCAAGTTTTTTAGTCATTTCACTTTGCTCTTTAGCATCGTGAATATCTCTATCTGTTTCAGATTGAATATTAGCAACTTCAATTCTAGAATCAGCACCAATTTTAGCAACTTGTAATTTAGCTTCATTATCTATTTGTTTAAGCTGTGCCTCAGCTTCAAACTCTACTTGTTTCTGTTGAGCAGCAGCTTCTTGCTCTTGCATTTGTTGTTGCATAGCTGCTTGTTGTTGTTTTTGCATTTCATCCATACCTTTTTCTAAAACTTTTTCAGCTTCAGTCATTGAATCTGCTTTTAAGACTTTAATTACATTTAATAAATCTATATTTCCAGCTTGTAAAGCAGACTGTGCTAATTGCTGAACCACTTGTCTCATTGCATCATCTTTTCCGCTATCACCAACATAAACACCATAATCTTGTAATGAAATATCTGGCATAGCATTTAAAAATTTATATGCTCCGTCTCCTAATATCATACCTGCTTTTTTACCATTAGCCCAAGCTATTTTCATTAAATTACATAAACTTTCTAATATTCTTTGTTTAACTTCTGCATGAGAATAAAACCAACTTTCTGTAATAGTTGAAGATTGGACTACACTTCTTTGAACATTTCCAACATATTCATATTGTTCCACTGCACCTTCTCTTTGTCTAGTTACACCAGAAACTCCTCCAGCCATATCTTCAAGCATTACTTTTAAGTTTATTAATTGCTGTACAGATTGAGATAAAGTAAAATCTATTTGTTGAAACTGATTAAAAGTACTCACCTGATTACCTTCATCTTTAGAATTAATTGGAATAATACCATCTGTTTTTAAATGATATAAAACAGTCTGAATATCCATACCTAAATTAGTAGGCAATTGTGATGTATCATATACCACTGCTTTACCTCCAGAACGAGCCATAGCAAGTTCTATTTGATAAACAACAATATTATAAAGCATCTGTATATTATCAAGTAAATCTACCATTGAAACAGGGCTCCCAGTGGTATTATTTTTTATACAACCTACATAAGATAAATTAGTTTTACCAGGATCATCTATACTTCTTACCTGATTATCTCTTCTTTGAGCTTTCACTAGTATCTTTCCTCCTATTTTTGTTGCTTCCCAAATATCATCCACCCATTTTGTTTGAATATTTTCTCCTTTTCTAGCTTTATATGTATCTTTTACCATTTTTCTAAATGGTCTACTTGGATTATATTTATTATCTGATAATTTAAACTTTATGGCTCTTAAAGATTTCCACTCAGCACTTACCACACGAATTTTAGTTTCTTCGCCTTGACCAACATCAACCCAATCAAAAGATGAATTATAATTATTTACATCCCCACCTTTATATAAGTTTCTCATCTTATCTAATTCTAATAAATCTTTTTTAGTAAGATAATCTTTATAGATATCATTTATTTCATTAATAGTAAGCCATCTTTCTTCACCAACCCACGAAGCGTTATCTAAATAATCTGAATGAATAGAATAATCATATACAATAGTTCTAGGATCAACTCTTCTTACATAAGGATCTCCATTATGTATTTCTACTTTAAAAAATTCTTTTCCTGTTACAAGTAAATCTCTAAAACCTTCTTTAAATACATCTTTTACATTATATCTATTAACAATATATTCTAAACCATCTTGTGCAGTTTCTTCAATCATCTCACGATAATTATATTTCATATATAATTCTATATCTTCAGGAATAGGAATACCTTGTCCTTGCTCTATTATATCAACACCTTCTCTTTCTTTAAATTCTTTATGAAAATCATCTAAAAGTTCTCTCATCATTAAAGTAACTTTATGATCGTGTTTTCTTACCACAGCTTCTTTATTAACAGTTGAAACCTTCATATCTATAGGTCTTCTTAATTCTTCTCCTACAAGTAAATCTATTTTAGGGGTGATGATAGGATAATTTACAAGTCTTGCAGGATATGTTAATCCATACTGTTCTGTCAAATAACTATAATCTGCTTGATTAAGGTCTCCATTATAAATTTGATAATTTCTTATATCTTTTAGTTTACTAGAATTATATATACTATCTCCAGAAGACATATATCTAGTTATAGAGTTTAGTACCTGTTCACACCATTCGTCATTCTTTTCTTTTTCAGAAACTAACATTGAAGGCATTGATTTATATTTATTTTCCATTATTTTAATT